TATCATTAGCATTGGCACTTGAGTGCTATCATTATGGGGGCGAGGTAGGGGCTCTCATTATTCCATAAATCGTCCTAGATTAGACTAGGGCGTTGCCTGTTCGCTAACAGGTGGTACTATTTGGTCCTGGCAGACCCTGAGTGTGTAATTTGTTTTATATAGACTTTCTTTATATAGCAGATGTTTTGTTTATATAATTTTATAGCCTTTATGTTTATTTGTAGCATTATCATTTGAGTTTTGCTCATAATCATTTTTCACCGCGGGATGAATTTGATTTGCTCTATGATTAGTTTTGGGCTTTTTTTATAATTTGCAATTTTGTTTTCATGTATGCAATACATGTTGTAACTTTCACAATGCGAGTTTCGGCCCCGCAAGCCGGCTTTGGTTTTAATTAAATCATTGCAGTTTCTAAGTCCCACGAAGTAGTGCATTTTCTCACAAGAAAATAAGAAGCTTCACCCCTTTATATTTAAAGTATAGAGCTTACTGTTAAGTCAGAGTTTTACATTAATTTTTAGGTTAACGTCCGGCAAATTATGGATAATATTAATTTTGTCAATGTCAATGGTAGTGAGAGTAAGGAAGTGAAAGATGGGGTTGATTTAATTCCCCTATTGCCTGTAGGCAGGTTATCTGGTAATCCTGAAACCAGTTTTAATTTCAGTTTGTCACATATTATAGAAACTTTTCCCCCCCCTTTACCAGCTTGGCCAGCATCCATGGAATCAATCCCCATTCCTATCATAGCTGTTAGTCCTGCTGTTAATCATTTAGAATGTAAAGATTGTTCAAATCCTTTTCCACCTCCCTCCCAAAAAGAGGAGCAATATCTTAGAAAGAAATGTGTGGAACATGGAGATGAATATACTCCACCTGTTAGGTGTGCCGATTGTAGGAAGGAAAAACGGGTTAATCCCGTTGCTTACAAGGAAAAGATGGCAGCTATTAAGGAGGAGAGAAGGCGTTTAGAGAGGCTCGAGCGTGAGTCTAAAAAAAAGGATAGAAAAGAATCTAAACGTCAATCTTTGGAAGAAAGAATTAATATAGTTGTTGAGGATTCAGACACAAATAGATCCTTGAGGTCTATGGCTGAGTCAGTTGTTAACGCTATATATGTTCCACCACAGAGGTGCGAGATTAAAGATGAAAATCCTGAAGCTAAATCTAACCGTAGACGGTTGGAGCCCTTTCGTGGGGTAGCGTATCGCTTGGATGCTCAGGTGCATGATAATTATGGTTTTGATATGCAACCCGATTTACCTCTTAATTATGAGGTTCCTCCTATATATAATAATTTAGGAAGGTTACGGGATCCGGTTGTTAATGTTAATTGTACCCATGACGCTGAAGGGCGTTGTGCCATTTGTTATGTTGATCAACAGAAAGTAGCTGATGAGCAAAAAGCTACTTTTTTGCGCCATGCTGCCATGGCTAAAAAAAGGCGGGCTGAGGTTGCTGATCGTGTTGCCAGACACGAATTAGGGTATTCCTCTTCTTCTAGTGATTCATCGGGGGGAAGTAGCTCTTTCTCATCATCTTCTTCAGGGTCTGAGTTGGAATTACCGCCTGATGATGAAGAACGTCCTATTAGAGTTATCAATTATGAAGGTCATTATATGTTTGATAATTATGAAAATAGGAACAAAACTAGTAAAACACGTGTTTTTGAAGTACCTCAAGCGTGTTTTCATGGTATTATGTCTGCAGGAATTCATTCCTCTACAGACTTAGTCAGTCATTATGGGTTCTATTATAAGACTAGAACCATAATGGTCGAGATGCCAGTGTCCATTGTTAATGAATTGAAGCCATTTTGGACAACAGCCAAAGCAAGAGACAAGTTGAATTACGATCAATCTAAATTTCGTGTTATTCATCTATTAAGAAATATAGATTCTAAAAGTTTACTTTATAGAAACTCTGTCTTGTATGCCCCTCTTCTTGCCTTCTGGGAAACAGAAGCAGAAGATAGAGGAACTAATGCCATCGTCAATGATAAATTGTGGTCATGGAATTATTGTTTTTTGTTGTTGTTCTTTTATGCCTTCATGGAATATTTACTGTTCAATAGAGCATTCAATCCTTTCTGGGTGTCCTTATTGTTCGTCTGTTTTGTAGCCCTCAGATTTGGGGTTAGCACTTATATTGAAACTGAGTTTATGCGCTTTAGTCGAGTAAAGTTGAGCATAATATGTCTATTTGGGGCATTATATTGGTTTTGGTTTATGTTGTTGACGGCAGCCACTTATACTTGGCAGCCTACAGAGACTACTATTGTGTATCCTTTCACAACTTTTAATAGTTCTATCATTTGGACTGAAAAAAGCGTTTATTACTCTAATATTGGGGTATATGAGGGATCAGCAGTTTTTCCATTGACATTAACATGTGTTCTTTTAATAGTTTATAATCGCATGACTCAATTATATGCGGTCAATTTTTTAACGCAAGATATTCATTTTAGGGATGATCACCAAGACTGGCACATTCCTATATTAGGGTGGAGACAAGTACATTCAATACTTTCTTTATCTGTTTTCTTCGCTTTTGTTCAAATGATGTTGATTTATTTGTATGCACCTTATTGGTTGGGATTCTTCTTGTATTTGGCTCTTAAGTGGGTTAATAGAAAATTATCTGGGTTTAATATCCCTCATAATTATAGAATCCTTTTAATAGATGTCCAATTTTATTAATACTTTGGCGGAAATTGGCAATTTTGGTAGAAAATATGTCAATTCTGTATCCAGTACGGTCAAAGCTATTTGGAAACCTAAAACAAATCCTTATGTTTCAGAACCTAGGATTAATTTGTGCACAATAAATTCAACTGTCTTACAAAAACCAGTCAAACCCAAAGCAAAAATCCTCTATTTTCCTTTCCTCGATAAATATAATAAATTTCAAGCACGCGAGGAAATTAAGGAACAAATGACTATAGGTTATCATACTAATAATTTCGCCCCTATAGTCTTTGCCGACAACGCTCATAATGAGGAGCAGTCTTTGAAATCTCGTGTTGTTGTCGACACGCCCCAACCTAACCAGCAATTTGTTAATCTGTTCTGTGCTACTGTGTGGAAGGATAGAAAACAAATTTTACCAGGTATGGGAAAAATAAAAACAGACGAAATTATAGATAAATCTGTAAATTATTCTAAAAAACAGTGGAGTGATTTAAAACCTGCACATAGGGCTTACTTGATTCGCTCTAATGCTCGTCCCTCTGTTAAAAATACTTTGTATAGAACTTTTTTAAAATTATATGAAGAGGGTATGGATGAAGATTCTTATCTTACTCATTCACAATTGTTGCAATATACAATGCGATCTTCTTTTTTGAAAATGGAAAATTTACTTTATCGTACTCTTTGTGGAGACAAAGAGAAAGCCCCCCGTTTTATCTCCGGTGCTGAAGCCCAATTTATTTGTTTAGTTGGGCCCTGGATGATGGCATGCCAGGATCGTTTCAAGAAGTGTTGGAACATGAAGCATTTTATCACTTTTGGTAGTGGTAAAACTAATGAAGAAATTGGTCATGAATGTGAAAATCACTTGGATAAAAGTGTGTTTGAAGATGATATAGGAGTCTTTGATAGTAGCGTTCGTGAAGATTTATTGAAATTAGAACATAAGTTCTTTGTTAGTTGGGGAGCCCCTCGTGCAGTTAATATGTTAATTAAGCAAAACATTAATACTAGGGGTCGTACAAAATGGGGTTATAGATATAAGGTGCCAGGGACTAGGAAGTCTGGTGATCCATATACGTCTTTAGGAAATTCTTTGTTGAATGGTTTGATGCATTATTTTATTTATAGATATCATACAAAATGCTCACCAATGCAGGCTATGCATGCTCTTAAAATGTTCGTTAATGGTGATGATAATCTTGGTTTTAGTGTGGCTAAGATTCCTTGGGTTCCTTATATGTTGTCGTTGGGGTTTACTAGTGAGGCCGTATATAGGCAATCTGTTTTTCAAGCAGAATTTTGTTCTAGTAGACTTTATCCAACTAGTAGTGGGTTGGTTTTAGGTCCAAAGCCTGGTAAGGTTTTGGCAAAATTTGGTTATTATGTACAACCACCTAAACATGTTCCCACAAAACAACTCCTTAGAGGTAGTGCTCTAGGGTTATATAAACAATGTTACTTTATCCCTCCAATTAAAATTTTTTTGGACAAGGTGCTAAAATATACTGCTGGTGAAAAAGCGTATTTTTTGAAGCAGGGAGAATGGCAGAATAGGACAAAGGGTTTTCATGAACCCGTAGTTGAGACTTATCATGTTCTTAAAGATATATATGGTTATGATCCTGAATATGATAAAATCTTAAATGATTGTTTACCTGTCAATCCATCACATATTGAATACCCTTTTTTGGAAACAATGATGGATCGTGATACTTCAGGCCCACAAATTTGGTGTGGTGCTTAGTATTTAAAAATTAGTGTCAATAATTTTAGGTATCTTTAGTGATATAAACGAGGCTAGTTAAATCTTGTCTTCACCTCCTATCCGTCTTAGGTCGAGTTTTTTACTCCCATATTAGCGAGAAGGTTCTATTGAGAGCATCAGTGTGATCACATCTGTGGTAGGTTGTGTTCATGACGTTTTAATTCATTGTACGTATATTAACTCGTGTGGCGCGTGAAGCCACCTTTTCAATTTCTAAATAGTTGAAATGCTTTTTTAATTAATAAATTACCTAAGGCTGTCCGAGAGCTATAGTAGCAGTTATTTTCATGTATCACAGAATTGAATTTTTCCTTGGTGATTCTTGGGGAACTTTGAGGTTTGGGGAAACTTAAACTCTGTGTTGTGTTAGACATACTGTAGTGGATCGGTGCTTACTAATAATCTGTTTTGAATGGACAGAAAACGGTTCTGGTAGTTTATTTGAAATTGAAAATTTATATTTAAATCTCTGTTTGTCTTCCTTGTAAGATGGGTAATCCCCAGCAATCCTATATACTAACTTTAGTGCAGGCTCTGTTGGCAATTGGTAAAAATAGTAACTATTGACAAATAGAAATGTTCTTTTTTCAGAAATGACTAATAATAAAAATAAAAATCAATCAAGGCCTAATAAGCCAAATCAATCAAATCGTTCTAACCCTGCTCAACGCCAAAGTCGCAAACGGCGTAGGGAAAGAAACCCTGGTCCTGCTAAAAAAGGCCGGGGTCGTAACCGAAATCGTAATCGTGCCAATCGTGATAGAACTGTCTCTGATGGTTTAAACTATCAACGTACTATGGTTAACAATTCAACAATTGTTGATGAGTTTCAACTTAGGCGTGAAAAGGTTACGCTCATTAATGGCTCTACTAGTTTTAATAATTTATCATTTTATATTAATCCTGCTAATTCCTCTCTTTTTAAAGTTTTTGCTGGAATTGCTGCTAATTATGAGGAGTATAGGATCAAAAAACTTAAGTTTATTTTTGAAACTGAATCCTACACTTCCATTGGATCTAATGTATCCTCTGGTCGTAATATTATGGTCACAAATTATGATGTGACTGATGCACCGTTTTCTGATGATACGTCTGCTGAAAATTATTGTGGTGCCGTTAAGGGTCCTCCTTTCACTCGGCTAGAACATAAAATTAATGCTAAAACGCAAGATAAGCGAGGTTATAATCCTTTGGCTACTTATTTTGTTAATTATTCAGCAAATAATGCTGCACCGGCAGGTGATTCAACTAATGCTAAATTTTATGATGCTGGTTTATTTCAATTTATTACGAATAACCAAGCTACCACTTCAACTATTGGTGAATTGTATGTTGAATATCAATTTACCATGATTAGGCCTAAGCAATTGTCTACTTCATATTCAGGTTTAAATTCTTTGGCTTTCCATATTAAAGAAGGGGCCAATAATACTGCTTCTGCTACTGCTAGAATGGGTACAACTTCTGGTATAGTTGCTTCAGGTAGTACTTTAAACCCATTGCCTAACACTAATGCCTTTACATTATCTCAAGCTGGAACTTTTTTTCCTATCGGCCACCTGGTATACTGGTAATAATAATATTTCTGCTGCTCCTTCTATGGCATTGGGGGCAAGCTTATCTACCAGTCAGTTCTGGCAAGATGATAATGCTTCATTTAACTCCTTTGTTTCGTCCTCTGGTGCTTATGCTGTTTGGAATGGTATAATTACTGTTAACACTAGTGGGTCGTCTTCTTTTAATTATGTAACTATAGGGGGGTTAACAGGCATGACTGCCGCTGATTGTGATATTTGGTGTGTTCAAATTCCTTCGTCTATTAATTCTGTAGCTATTAATATTGATCAAGAGAAGAAAATTATTGCCCTTGAGGCTAAACTGGAAAAGATTTCTAAGTTTTTACAACTTTTAGAAGAAAAAGAATGTTATCCAGTTTCACCAAAATCACTTGATTTGAGTTCAAAATTATCTGAGAGTCAATTGATTGACAAAGCTATCTCAAAGACTTTACGCCGTGTCAAGGCGGATGAGCTCAAAACCACCGATACGCCCAATGTTTCTCCTGGGTGGTTTAATCGGTCATGAAAAATTTTACCAAAATTTTTACTGCAACAATACTCTTGTAATTGGGTATCGGGTAGGCGCTCCCGCAGTTGTGAGTTGTCAATATAGTGGGGTTTTGACTTTCTCAAACCCTTATCGACAGATTTTTTAACGGAAATCCCCTAAATTATTCAAGTTCCGTATTCAGAGTGAAATGGAATCAGGGTTCGCTTGTGTGTTGGCATATTCGTTGTGTGTTGGCCTTGTTTAATTTGGATTGTAACCAACGATGTGTTGGGAATAGCATAATGTTTAACATTTCTGTTTGTTTCGTGTTATTTATATTTTTCTTTCTTTTATATGTGCTAAAAAGACTGTTTTAATGCGGAATACAAACCGCTATAGAAATTGGATGTAGGCGATAACCTCTCAAGAGAAGAGGATCATCCTGTTGTACGTTTAATTACTTACTGGGGCCGTTGTTACGGATCTCACCC